ACTTTTCCCACGGAACTTCTTCTGAGCAAAGACTCTATGAGGACTTGATCATAGAGTCTTTGAAAATATATGGATTTGATGTGTATTATTTGCCAAGAGAGTTTTCTAATGATGAGAGGTTATTCGGAGAAGATCCTCTTGCAATGTTTGATGAAAACTACATGATTGAAATGTATCTATCAAACTATGAAGGATTTACTGGAGAAGGAACTTTATTAACCAAGTTTGGTGTACGTATTGCAGAAGAAGCTACGTTTATTATATCAAAAAGACGCTGGGAAGATTTAATCGCTGCGTCAAATAATTTAATTACATCCAAGAGGCCAAATGAAGGCGATGTAATTTACTTCCCACTAACCAATCAATTGTTTCAAATTAAATTTGTAGAACATAACAAACCATTCAGACAGCTAGGACAGATTGCAACATATCAACTAGTATGTGAAGTAATGGAAGATACCAGCGAAAGATTTGAAACTGGTATTGAAGAGATTGATAAAATTAGAAGAGATGAAGGATATTCAATTACATTTAAGTTAACTGAAGGTCTAAAACAAATTAATGTTCTCACTGGAGGAACTAAGTATGCAGCTTCTGGAACTACAATTACATTAGGTGCTGTCGCAGGTGCTTCTGGTGCCCAAGTTGCAGCAACAGTTGCTGCTGGAGTAATTACTGGAATCAAAATAATTCAGCCAGGCTCAGGATACACTATTGCTCCATCTGTAATTATTTCTGGTGCAGGTACAGGTGCTACTGCACAAGCAGTTGTAGCACCAAGAGGAACTTATAAATATGAAGAAACTGTAACTGGATCCAGAAGTGGAGCAAAAGGTAAGGTTATTCGTTATGATGTTACAAATAAAGAACTTGAGCTTATAGATATAATAGGCACATTTATTGATGGTGAAACACTAATTGGTGGAACTAGCAACGCTGAATGGGTAATCAGCACGTTTAGTTCTATTGAAAATGAAAATGATGATTTTAATGAAAACAAATGGATTGAGGATGAAGGCAATAAAATTATTGATTGGTCTGAAAAAAATCCATTTGGTGAATATTCAAATATGGGAGAATTTTAATGTTAGGCACACACTTTTATAACGAATCTATTCGTAAAACTATTGTTGGATTTGGCACTTTGTTCAACAATATAGAACTTCGTCGCAAAGATAAAGATGGAGTTGTCAAACAAACAATTAAGGTTCCTCTTGCATATGGACCTGTTGAAAAGTTTCTTGCTAGAGTAGAAGCAGATCCAGATCTAGATAATAGAAGACCGACTCAAATTCAGCTACCAAGAATTTCATTTGAGTTGAAGTCAATTGCATATGATGCAGCAAGAAAACTTGGGCCAACTCAAGTATGCAGAACTGAAAAGGAAGGAGATACTAAAAAAAGTTATTCACATTACTTACCCGTACCATATAACTTAGATTTTGAAGTTGCAATTATCAGTAAGAATAATGATGATGCAGTTCAAATTTTAGAACAAATTTTACCATTCTTTCAGCCATATTTTTCAATCACTATTAATATGGTAGCTGAGACAAGTGAAAAAAGAGATATTCCAATTTTACTGAATAATGTTTCTATTCAAGATGACTATGAAGGTGATTTTACACAAAGAAGAACAATCATTTATACCTTGACATTTACCGCTAAAAGTTATATTTACGGTCCTGTCACTACTTCTGATGTCATCAAAAAGGTTAATGTTGATATAGGAACTGCTATCAATGCTAATAGGTATGTAACTTACAGTGTAACTCCTAAAGCACTGACAGATATAAATGCTGATGGCCAAATTAATTCTGCAGATGATTTATTAGTTGAAGCAGATGATAATTTTGGATTTAATGAACTTTGGACCAAATAATTATGCCAACATTCGATAACTTAGACGATGCTTTCAATATAATCCCTAAAGATTTTGATGATTCTACAGAAATTGTAGAAGTAGATTCAGACTTGGATCATATTGAATCCGATTATCAGTATAGCAGAAATCAACTATACAAATTAATTCAAAAAGGTCAAAAAGCTATAGATGGTATTATAGACGTAGCTTCAAGTAGTGATCATCCTAGAGCTTATGAAGTAGCATTTCAAGGGATGAAACATGTCTCAGATATGACTGATAAATTGATTGATTTACAAAAGAAAATGAAAACTATTGAAGGAGATGTTCCTCAAAAAGGTCCATCTACTATTAACAATACTATGTTTGTTGGATCTACTGCAGAACTTCAAAAGTTTCTAAAACAATCAAAAATAAATAATACAGAAGAATAGGAGTATTTTAATGTCTGTACTTAAGGTTGTTCAAAATATTGCTGCGGTGGCGTGTACTGGTGGTAACGCTGCACAGTCTGCTGCAGTAATTGTACGAAGTGGAATTTATCGTTTTACTGCTGATGCTAGTGATGCAATTCATGTAGCATGGGGTGGCAATCCAACTGCGGTAGATGGGAATGATTTTCATATTCCAAAAGAAAGTTCTGAAATCGTAAAGTGTGCTACTCCAAAAAGAGTAAGAATTACTTCAATCACTAAAGGTGCAACCAACACAGTGATGAATATTCCTCTTGATACTGGTACTCCTGGACATCCTTTTGCAGTTGGTGATTATGTAACTCTTACTGGATCTTCCGTTGCTGCATACAATACTGGCATTGCACACTTAGCAGTTACAGCAGTTACTGATACTTCAATCACTGTTGCATTAAATTCATCTTCATATGCAGATTTTACTGGAACTGCGACTCTTTCAAATTCAATTAAATTTTCCGTAAAGCCTGATGGTAATGGCGCTGCTACAGGACATATCACTGAAGTTCAGATTGTAGGTGGATAATGGCACACAAAAAAGTTCCAACTGAAAAAGAAATTGCCAAAAAACATGGCGTCTCAGTAGATTACGTTATCAGACAAGCTGAAATTGGTTCTACTGTAGAAAGAGAGCATGTCACTAAACATGACGAAGCCTACAATATTGCACTTCAGCATATAGCAGAATTTCCAGATTACTACAAGCATTTACTCAAAATGGAAAAGAAACTAAAAGGGGAATGGAGAAACGGCAAAAAAGCTGTTAAGGAAGAAAAGGAAGAGGTACGTTATTGCCATCTTTGTGAAAAAGAAGAAACTAAATCTCAGTGTTCATATGGTCCAAGTGCATGGGAAATGAATTCCAGAAGGATTCTTACCATGAAGGAGGATCATAAAGAAATTGCTTCTGGAAAAATCAAAGATCATGAAGGTTATATGGCAAAACTTGAGCTAGATCAAATGGAAAGATCTATCGCTATGCTTCGTAAAGTTATTCGTAAATCAGATCAGCAACTACCTGCATGGGTTCAGTCCAAAATTACCAGAGCTGCCGACTTTGTAGATACTGCTGCAGAGTATCTTGCATCAGATGAAAAAATTAGTGAGGGAAAATCATTTTCACAGTTCATGAAAGAGGCAAGCTTTGAGATTGGTGTTGGACACAAATATGCTCAGAAGCAAGCAAAAATTGGAAAACTTGCAGATAAAACTGATAATCCTAACGAAAGGAAGGTGGCAAACACAATGAGAAAAGGTCCAGAATGGAAAAAACCAACGTTATAATAACATATTATGAGTGAAAGATCTAGTTATAAAGGTAATCCTAACCTAAAACCTTCTAACGTACAAATACAATTTACTTCTGAACAATTAGAAGAGTATTTAAAGTGTCAAGAGGATCCAATTTATTTTGCTAAAAAATATATCAAAATTGTTTCTCTTGACGAAGGTTTGGTCCCATTTAAAATGTGGGACTTTCAGGAAAAATTAATTGATAATTTCCATAAGCATAGATTCAATATTGCGAAGCTTCCTAGACAAACTGGTAAGTCAACAACTGTTGTATCTTACCTGCTTCACTATGCTCTTTTTAACCCAAACGTAAAAATAGCGATTCTTGCAAACAAAGCGGAGACCTCAAGGGAACTTCTATCCAGATTGCAGTTATCATATGAAAATCTACCTAAATGGCTACAACAGGGCGTGGGTTCTTGGAACCGTGGCTCACTGGAGCTAGAGAACGGATCTAAGATTATTGCTGCCTCTACCTCCTCATCTGCTGTCCGAGGGAACTCATTTAACATCATTTTCTTGGACGAATTTGCGTTCATCCCAAACCACATTGCAGAGCAGTTCTTCAGTTCTGTATACCCAACTATTTCATCTGGTAAGACAACCAAGGTTATTATCATTTCCACTCCAAATGGAATGAACATGTTCTACAAATTCTGGCATGATGCAGAACGAGGAAAGAACAGTTACACCCCTCTTGAAGTTAACTGGTGGGATGTCCCAGGTAGAGATCAGAAGTGGAAAGAAGAAACTATTGCAAACACTTCTCAAAGACAGTTTGAGCAGGAGTTTGAATGTACCTTCCTAGGATCTGTTGACACTCTTATCAATCCAAATAAACTTCGTTCCATGG